CTGCCAGTAGCCCCACTGGCCGTAGGCGTTGTTGGCGTTGTTAATGATGGCCTCAAAATTATCATCCGCCTGCGACTGCAGGTCTTTGATGATTTTGGAATCACTCAGTCCCGCTTCTACTTCATCAATAATGGTTGATGCATCAAACTCGGCCACACCGCGCACAAAATCAGTCCACGGGGACTGGTTACCGGTTTTATCCACCAGGCGGGCACGGAAATAAAACGCGGTACCGGCGGCCAGACCGGCCAGTTCGTGAGAGCGGGACGGGTACGGCACATCGGCCAGCAATAACAGGTTTTGCCCGTCGTTGGTTTTGCTGTACTGAATTTCGGTTTTCAGGGTGTCTTCGGTGAATTTCCCGAACTCCCAGTTCAGTTTGATCCCGAATACCAGCGTGGACGCACGGAAGTTCAGCGGCATTGGCGGATCTCCCACCTTGCCGGTCAGCCGGGTTTCCTCTGAATACCCCCAGCCGCTGGAGATTTCCGCTGCATTTATCGCCCTGACCCGCACCAGATAGCGGCCTGAATAGACCCCGGGCACGTCAAACGAGGTGGTGGCATTACGCGGCACATTGATCCAGTTACCGTCATCACGCCGCCACTGCGCCTCATAGGCAATGGCGTTCTCGGCCGGTGACCAGGTAACCTGCATGGTTTCGACGCTGATCCCCTGATTCACCACGGAGTAAGAACTGATGGTGATATCTTTCGGCGGGAACTGGTTGCCGGGCGGAATAACACTGATCGGGCGCTCATCAAGCACCGCGCCGGTGTCTATCCGGTCGTATTTGTCCGGATCATGCATGGCCGCCGATATCGTAAATGTGCCATCGTCATTTTCAGTCACGCTCACCACCCGGTACTGCTGGGCGTACAGCTCGTCTGATTCTGTCACCCAGACACATTCCGGTTCCGGCGTTTCACTGTATTCTGTGGTAACGGTAATCACCTTATCCGTGACCATCTGAATGGTGCGGGCCTGTGATTTACCGGACGGCAGGTTCAGCATCAGCCGGTCACCAGGTTCTGCATCCGGTTTACGGTCGAGTGTGATACTCCGGCCATTCACCGCACTGACGCGGCCGCCGGTCACTTTCCCGGACAGGTTTTCATCCGCCACCGCAATGATGTACCCCGGCTGCGGGATATTACCGTCCAGCCCCACACCGAATGTCACCACGCGGTCTTTGTTGTTGGTCAGAATGCCCCAGCGGCCTTTGCGATTGGCCTCAGACTGCCGGGTACAACCGATTGCCGTCATTTCCAGCTGATTAAATCCGAACCGGTAAACCAGTTCATTTTCAAACACCGGCTCCATCGCATCGGCATAGCCGTTTAACGGATCGGAGTATGACACCAGCGCGGAGGAATAGCGGGCCTTACTGCTGCTGCCGGAATAGGTGAATTTACCGTCCAGCACGTTAGCCTTGGTGTAGCTGTAATCAATGTCGCGCGGCATATCCGCCAGGGTGATAATCTGGTTTCCACCCCAGTAGGTCATGCCCCGGAAGATGGCCGCAAAATCACGCAGCACGGTATAGGCTTCATCACGATCCTGCACATAGACGTCACAGACATAACGCGGTTCGGTACCGCTGCCGCCCTTACCATCCGGTACCGGCTGATCACAATACTGCGCAACCCGGTACAGCTCCCACTTATCGATATTCTGCATTTTGATGCGGTCGCCGAGGCCGAAGCGATCGGAAACCACGATATCGTAAAATATCCAGGCCGGGTTATTAGTCCACGCCCATTTAAACGAACCGTCCCAGGTGCCGGAATACGTCCGTTGTTCCGGATCATAGTTCGACGGCACACGGATAACCCGCATCTTCGGCTCACAGGTGACCTGCGGGATCGAGCCGTTAAATTGCTTTGAATCAAATTCAATATACAGCAGCGCGGTATGCGGATACCTCAGTTTGGCATCAATCACCTCGGTGTAGCTCTGTAACACCATGGTGTCGCCGATTTTGGCGCTGTTGGCATCCCCTGTGATTTTTCGCACCCGCAGTGTCCAGGACGTGGCCGACTGCGGCAGATCAATACGATGGGTGCGCTCATAACCCGAGGTGGTCTTGCCTTTTGCACGGCCATCAACAACGGTTTTCCAGCTGCCGCCGTCAGTCTGCAAATCAACGGCGTATTTCACCTCATTCCCGACCATGTCCCCGTTATCCTCCTGGCGGAACAGGGACGGCCATTTCAGGCGGACGCGGACCGCAGACAACTGCGGGTTAGTAAACGCATGTGCCCATGGCGTGCTGCTCTGCACAGTGGTACCAACGGTGATTTCATTCTCCGCCGCCGGCATCCCCTGTATATAGGTTTGCGCCTGGGTGCCGGGACGGTATTCCCACACCACGCCGGGGAAGTTTTCCGACCCGTCAGCATTCAGCAGCGGCGTACCATCCAGAAAGATATTCTTCCCGGTCAGCTCACCGGCAAATTCACCTTCCCCGAGGGCGATCAGCAATTTGGCTTTGGCAACGGACTGTAAATCGTCCGGTTGTTCGACGGGCGTACGCGGGCTGCCACCGCCACCTTTGCGGCCTGTGATTTGTGTCATTGTGGGATTCCTGCTGAAAAACTGAGAAAGGATTACTGCTGATCTTCGACGTAAATTCCGGCTGAGATAACGGCCCCGCCGATACGGCGCTTACCGTAACCGATCGGTACCGGGTAGCCCTGGGAAACGGTATTCGTCGGGGCACCGAACGCATAGGACGGTTTGTTTTCGCCCTGATCTTTCATGGCGATCCCGTTTGGTTGCGGAGACAGCATCTGGATAACACCGCCGAGCATCATGGCTGCACCGAATTTGTAGAAAAACGGGGATGCCCCTGCCGCCGGGGTAAAGCTCAGAACTGCCCCGACAGCCACCAGAACAGCCCCGAGTATTGTCTGAAAAACACCCGCCTTCTTGCTGCCGATCACCACCGGCACAATCCGGATGACATCGTCAGTCACCGGAAAACCCAGGTCATCGACCCCGATATTCTTTTTTCCGCGAAATACCGCATAGGTTAAGCCTCGTGATTTGCTGGTATTCAGGAACTGTTCAAAGCCCGGAATAGTGCAGCACAATGCACGGACAGCTTCTGACGTGGTGCAAACAAGCCGCTGGTGCGTTTTACCGAACGTTTTGCCCAGCACGCCGCCCAGCTCTATTTTTGTCATTATTTCCTGTGACATATTTACCCCATAAAAAAACCCGCCGGTGCGGGTTATTAAATATTATTGGTAACCACAATTATCCTTTAAAAAATAGGGTATATGCCATGCAGTGTTATTCTGAATAATCGTAAATTGCGGCTTTGCTCCAACGTAGCCACCATACGAATTTTTCGCATTCAGCGTATAATCAACAATCCAACCAAAATTTACCTTGCTGTTGAATATGCACCAACCTTTCCTTGGTTCACTGAATGAATATACTGCTGACATAGGGTCTTTTAATTGCCCCTCCTGATACGCTTTCACCTTTGATTCGTATAATTCTTTGCTCGGTTTTTCACCGTAATCCGCATTTTGTACTTCAATATTTGTCGGTGGCGTAACACAACCAGATAAAAGTAATACAACAGTAACAGCCAGTATCTTCTTCATAATCTCACCAATTTATAAAATACACTGACAAGAATAACTATAACAAATTAACCAGTCATGAATATTTTATATCTTAGTATCATAACTGTGCGGTCGCGCCAATAACCGCCATACGGTACCCGCTGGCTCAGGTGTCCGTACAAGTGATGCAGCAGCATATTATCAGCCAGCAGAATACCGGCATGATTGGCGACCGTAGCCTGCACCTGCATCACTATCACATCACCGGGTTGCGGGTCGTCAACCTGAATAAATCCAGCCTCCTGCCAGTTATCAGCGTAACGGTTTTCACCCTGCTCCCACCAAGGGTAATCCACCCGGTAATCCGGTAGCTCAATGCCGCGCTCCTGCCGGAACCAGCTCATGACCAGTCCCCAGCAGTCGGTAAACCCAAGTACAAACGGTCGCTCCAATAATGGCAGATCACCCCGAGGCTGAACGGTCCGCAGATCCCCCTCCGGCCAGCTGACGATATACCACGGCACACCGAGGGCATCGCACTGTGCTTTATCCAGTTCTGACGGCTGGGTAGTGGCGTCCGGGTGACTGTGAACAATACCGATCACCGCTCCCCAATCATCCGCAGCGGCGTAATCTTCCGGCGATAAGACAAAATGTTCCTCCGGAGAAACCGCGATATTGTGACAGGGGAAATATTTCACCACACGGGATTTTTGCGCGATCACCCCGCAGCACTCGCGGGGGTATTCACGTTCTGCGTGGGCAAAAATGGCTGCCTGAATGTTTTTACGCATCATTATTTCCTCAGTAATGAGGTTCCCGGAAAGCCACCGAACGGGATCGGATTATTTTTCCCGAAACGCGGGAAGCAGCCGGTATTCAGCATGCCGCTGCACTGATCCTGTGCCGGGTCATCCACACGATTACCATGTTTGTCGAAATACCCGTTCTGACCGGCATAATCACAGCCGTCACCGGATTTGTATTTGCCGCGTATACACCAGGTACACATTGAATGCAGTTGCCGGGTAGGGATCAGTACCCCCTGTAAATCCATCGGGCTGGCTAATTCAAACTCGATAACTTCGTTGGTTTCCGAGGATTTACTGTCGATATAAAAGACGGAGACTTTTTCCTGGGTAGGATCTGCCGCCGAGTTGCCATCCGGAAAATTCGCAGCATCCAGATAGTGTGCCAGGGTGTCGTGTATCGTGACTTTCGCTTTCAGCATGTCATCGTAGGCCAGACACAGCGCAGTGATTGACCCGTCCAGGTTTGCCACCGATAACTTCGGCTGTGCGCCGGAGCCGGTGGTGGATGCCTCAATCCCGTCAATCAGTACCGGCCACGCACGATACTCTTCGCCCTGCCACCAGATGGATTTCGCCGGCAGTTTTTCTGGGTCACCACCAGCGGCAGTAATCTCTGCCTCAGTGTGAGGAATATTGTATGCATGGAACCGCAAAATATCCGGCGCACCGAACGCGGTACCGTCAACCTCAAAAAGCCGGACGGTATTACCCGGTTCCAGCTTCTGGTAATCGTTTGTGATCATGGTTTAAATGCCTGGGTAAAAGTGAGAGAGAGTGAATAATTGTCACCGCCGAGCGGGGTGAGCTTCGGATCATCACAGCGATACAATCCGGTATCCTCCAGTGGCGGTGTCCACTGAAATGCCCAGATTCCGCCGTGCCGGTCAATAAAATCACGGATTGGCCGGATATAATTTTCCGTCCCGGTAAAATTCAGTGACCACTTTTGGCTGCGGGGATTAATGCCGTCACCGCAAACCTGTTCGTAACCGTCACCAAACTTCGCCTTACGGGTTCTGAAGGAGATATCGCCCTGCGGATTCAGGCGCGGACTCCAGGTGAATGTTTCTATCATCTCCCCCCCTTAGCCAGATTCCAGACAGCCCCGCCGGGACGAGTGTCCCTGTCCATCAGTGCGCGGTACCGCAGGTCGACATACTGCCCTATATCTCTGCCGAACCGCTCAAGACCACCGGATGCCTGAACCTGCTGATTTCCGTCACTGTCGATGTGGATACTAACCACAGGCGCCGTACCACCGGCACTACTGCCACCATAGACACGCACGCCAAGGTTACCGTCCGGTCCGCGTTTTAGCGGCATAATCGCCTCAGATCCGGCTTCACCCATCAGGCCGATATTGGGTGCGCCGCCTTTGGCGAACGGGAACACGGTCGGTGAGCTGACAATGCTGTTGCTGTATGCGCTCAGCCCCGGGGAGGTATACACCCCGCCGGTCGCATTAGCTACAGCTTCCATCCCCATAAAATCACCAAACCACGTCCCGCTCAGACCGCTCTTCAGCGCGTTAAAAATGGTCATCTGGACGATCATTTTTGTGATGTCTGTGAGAACGGATGTTGCAAAGTCAGTGAAACTTGCCCGGCCGGTAGTCAAAAAATCAGTAAATAAAGATGATGTGCTGTTAAGTGCATTGATTGACGTACTGCGCATCATTTCAAATGCATTTGCACTGTTATCACTGAAATCCTGCCACCCCCGTCTTAATCCTGACTGCCAATCGCCCTCTGCTTTATATTTATCTTTTGCAGCCTGACGGACGATATCTGTCTGCTTTTGCTGTTCGGCATTCAGGACGGCCGTCTGATCTTTGTATAACTGAGAGGTTTTATCCGAAATTTCTTTATCCAGCTGATAGCGTCGCTGACGAAAGTCATCCGCAATCCTCTGCTCTTCTAGCATTAGGTTATAATCCGCTGTCGGCATAATGATTTGCAGACGCTGATTATCCGCCTCCTGCTGCATGGACCGGGTACGCTGCGCTATTTCAAAGTTCTGATCATCAAACTTTTTACGCAGTCCTTTCAGAGCAATCTCCCGTTCAAGACCGGCGTTGAGCTGTAACTGGGTACGGATGGACCCGGCGTTTTCCATCACACTCTTCTGAGCGGCATTCAGTTTTTTACCTGCCAGGCCGACCAGCTCCTGCTCAAATGCAATCAGCTTACTTTCGGATGCGGTCAGCTTTTCATTTTCAGCAAGCTGCGCCCTGAGTGTGGCGGTCTGCTCCATCAGTTGCTGCGCACGGCGCTGACCTTCCGGAATACCGCTGCCGCCGCGCCCTTTCTTATCCAGCGAACTGTAAAGGCTGTCGATCCCCTTCATTGTCTGCTCAAACTGCTTTGCATCCATCTGACCGGATTTCAGCTGCTCACGGGCGGCATTCTGCAGTTTCAGTTTTTCCGCATGCTTATCAGCGCCCGCTTTATACGCCGAGTTTAACTGCAACTGCGCATCTAACTGCTCACGGGTGTTTTTTATCTGCTCCTTTTGCTGCTGCTCCTGCTGCATCCCTTTTATTGTTGCACCAATCTGCCACACCAGTTTTTCCTGGATCATGGCATTCATAGCAGAGGTCTGCACCTGTGCTGCGGCGTAAGAGGATTCAGACATAAAACTGGTCAGTGAACGATAGCGATCTTCAATATCCTTAACCCCTTTCTCATGAATGGCATTGACTCTGGTCTGTTCTTCATTCAGTGTCTTTGTGGCATTCAGGGCGCTTTTTCTGGCCAGCTCTTTTGCCCCTTCAACATCCCCCTGACGTTCAAGCAGCGCAATCCGGTTTATTGTGGCCTCGTCAAAAACCAGCCCTTCATTGATAAGCTGGCGCAGGCTCTGCAACGGCTGCTCGTTAATGGATGATAACTTTGTGATCAGGAGATCGGCGCTGCCGCCGGATTTTTCCAGCTGCACGCCGAATTCAGACACTTCACGCAGCATAGAACCGGAAAAACCGGCAGTCGCTGCCGCAGTCACCGTTTTGTATGCTTCCGCCGTTCCGCCCAGCTGATTAGCCAGTGTGCGCAGCTGGTATACCGAGTTATTCAGCCCCGCCCCGCCTTTCTGAATAGCAGCATTAAACGCCTTTTGTCGTTCTTCCGCTTCTTTGTATTGTGAATAAAGATAAGTGGCAGCACCGGCGGCGGCCATCAGACCAATGCCAAGTGTTCCGCCCAGCATAGCCCAGGTGTTTTTCAGCAGGCCGCCAGCCTGGGCGGATGCCCGCTGTGCAAATGTCAGCTCTTTGCTGGCACCGGCCAGCTGCGTGGTCGCCGCTGTCAGCTTTTGCTTACCCAGTGCCTCGTCAGCTTCCGCAGCGGCCAGCGCTGCCGAGCCGGATCTGAGACGATCCCTGGCTTTTTCTGCCAGTGCGTTTGCATTCGCTATCTTTCTGTCATTGATTGCCCGCTCTTCGCTGTATTTCCTGTCTATTGCATCGACGGACATACCGTTTGCGAGGTTGACTTCCCGCATTTTTTCCATGTGTGCATTCTGCACCATTGCCAGTTCACGCTGATACCTGGCAGACTCGCGCATTTTATGGCCCATTTTCATCTGCTGCATTGCTGCTTCTTTGGCGCTGTTAGCCTGCTTAATGTGACTTTCAGCGACTTTTACAGCATCATTTGCAGCAGCAATATCCATCTGCCGCTTCTCGCCCATAGACATTTTAAGGCGATCGACGTCATTGGCGGCCCGTTCCAGTGCCGGAATAAAGGCACTGAGAATAGATGAGCCGGCGACATTCGCGCCGGATGAAATATTGGTCAGCGATGTCCGCAAATGTGCGAACCCGCCTCTGGCTCCGGAGTTACTCATTCGCGCAATGCTGTTACCTGCCCGCTGAGCCTCAGTGGAAACCTGAGAAATCTGTTCGGCCGTTTTAGCCGACTCCCTGCCGATATTTTGTGTGAATTTTTTTGAGCTGGCGGATGCGCTGTTATAGGCATTCTCCACGTCTGACTTAAAACTGGCTGCGTTGAGGTGTAACGCAACCGCTAAACTTGCAACGTCAGCCATTTAAGATCCTCATTACATCATTGCACTGTGTGCTGATATCCGGTGATACCACTGTATTTTCCCCGGCCTCACCCGCAGCCTCTTCTTCCAGCATAAAAAAAGCCCGCCAGTGATTGAGCAGATCGGCGGGCATATCAGCCAGTTTCCGGGGGTCAGGCTCCCCCCACCGGTCTGCCAGCTGAAATAACAGATAGAGGCGGGGTGAGTCCGTCAGTTTTTTTTCGCGTCCTCAATGGTCCCGTAGCAATATTTTTGCAGGGTATTCATTGCATCCACAAAAACAGGATTACTGTGTGCATCAATAAGTTCTTCTGCCGTCGGCAGATTTTCCGCACTGACCGGGGTTCCGTTCTCATCACAGATAGCTGACAAAATCAGACCGGCCCCCGCAAGGGTGACCCCGGAATAATCACCGGCATCAAATGCAGCCTTGCGCTCTTTTTCGTAGCGGTCAAGCTCCCCGACAGTGAGGCGCCGCAGATAAACTTCTGTACCGAAGAGTGTGTGTTTTTCCGTGTGTGAATCCGGTTTTAACAGGGCTGATTTCAGATTCATTATTCTCCGTCTCCTGTTGGTGGTGTGACAGTGGTGGTTCCCCAGGTGATGTTGTTCTGCTTACCTTTCACGGTAATCTGGATCACCTCACTGGCCGGGGCGCTGATGTCGTTCATTTCCCAGCCTGACAACGCGAGGATCATTGTCGCTGTACGCCCGTTCGGCAGTGCGAAATAAAACTGTACGGTCTTACGCTGCTCGGCAGCATTGAGAAACGCAGCGAAATCAGCATTGCCGGGATCATCAATAAACCCGAGTGATTTTTCAGGCCCTTCCGGCAGATCAGAAATCGACTGTTTGTTGGTATCTTTCAGGGTGGTGCAGTCAATAAAACCACCGGTAAGCCCGGTAGCCCCCAGCGCTTTACAGTTAATCAGCGCTTTCATTTTGTCGACGGTATCACCGGCCTCACCGAATTTTACGATGGTACCGGCGGGCAACATGGCGTATTCCGGGGAGGATTTTTCTCCGGCCATAATAGTTCTCCAGGTTAACGGTTTTCATTAATACCGGCGCGGATGGCGGCGGCAAGGGTGTTTAAAATATCTTTACGGTGATAATCCAGCGCCGGGCGTATAAACGGACGCGGGATCTGTTTTGATGTCCCGAATTCCTGAGCCTGCGCCTTCATGTGGTGCGCTTTTGACGGGCCGACGCGGACGGTCATCAGGGTGATGTATTTTTTATCCTTCATCCGGTCAGTGGTTCTGACTTTGATACTGTCCCGCATGTGGTCATCGTCGTGACTGCTGTCATAACCGGCGTGCTGTTTCATATCCTCAGCAACAACGGTCATCGCCTCACGGCCTGCATCGCGCAGTATTTTGGATGTCAGCTTTTCTCCGAGATTCATCAGCTCCGCTTCCAGCCCGTCAAGGCCGGAAACCTTAACCGTTGCTCTCATGATGCATCCTCCGGATAAGTGATAATAAAATCCCGCATGACTGACCAGCGGGCGGTGTTTTTTGTCAGCTCTTCTTTCCCCTGCTGCAATCCGCCGCGCTGTACCGTCTGCACCGGATAATTACCGATGTAACCATGCACTATCGGCTCCCAGGCATTACGAATGGCTTTATCCAGCAGCAGGGCTTTTTCGTAGTCATCCAGTACATGAATGCCTATCTGAAAACGCGCCACGATAAGATGAGTGGTGACCATACCGGCGGAATAGCGCGGATCACTGATACGCTGAAAGGTGATACCTTCCTGTGCATCTTTCGGTAATAACAGGGGGAAAACGGGCATTGCAGTGATAGCGGAAAGAGACGACTTAAGGTCACTTTCGATCATGTCGGATGTCTGCCTCCGTGGTAATAATCAGTTTCGCCGGGTCGTTACGGTCACAGGCACGAACGGTAAAAAACCGGTTCTGGTATTCAATCACCCAGTCGATTTGCACATCCGCGCGTGGCCGCGCAGTAAACTGCATGGTTTCGATGACCTGATCCTGTTCTCCGGTACGGATTTTACGGTTGGATATCGCCTCGGCTTTGGCCCACACCGTGATGACTTTCGTCAGTTCAGTACGGGAATCACCAAGATCACCGAACACAACCTCCGGCCGGTACAGGGTGATGCGTTTGTTGAGTTCTCCTGCCAGCATTATGTTTCCCTCATGGGTGAAAAACGATAATCACAGAGCAGGTCATAGAAGCCTTGCGGTAACTTTTTCAGTTCCCGGGTGTCATACCAGAAACCAACCACCAGCATCAGTGTCAGCCGGATAACTGGTGTGACATCCATTCCGTCCGGATCACTGCCGGGAACAGCATCGTCATACAATTTCCGGTTCAGGTAGTTTTCTGCTTTTTCTTTTGCCGCATCCAAATAGCCGAGCAGGAGCTGATCCTCTTCCTCAGTGTCAATGCGGCATTGCAGGCGCAGCTCTTCAATTGTCGGTAATGGCATGAAACCCCCAATAAAAAAGGCCGCTGAGCGACCTTGGGTTTATTTATTGCTTATTGTGCTATCTCAATTAATTTAACGGGTTTTTCACCTGCCTCATGACACCAGTTGTTATATTCACTGACAGCACGCATCAGCTCACCATCCGCAAGCCCAACTTTATCAACCAGGCTGGTTAGATTTTCAGCATCAAAAACAACAATTTCAGGCGGAACATGGTTGGCGTTGCCTTTCTGATGAAGAGAATAAACAGCCGCCCGCAGATCGCCTACCGCGCGGGCTCTTTCAATATGCATCGCTTTGATTTTTTCAAGCAAAACCTTACAGCGACCAATTGCTTCATAGTTTTTTTCTGTCATTGGTACCTCCGTTCAGAACGGTGATTTCATCTGTATAAAAAGGCGGCATTTCTGCCGCCGTGACTGATTACTTCGTACCGGCTGCGGCTTTCAGTAATTTCACTGCGTTACTGTCCACCATCATGCTGCCGACACGCTTCGTGGTATAGAAGTGCACAAACGGCTTGTTGGTGTACGGGTCGCGCAGCATGCGGATACCGATACGATCCAGGATGGTGTAGCAGCGCTTAAAATTACCGAATGCCAGCGGAATGGCACCGGCAGCCATATCAGCAAACTGCTCATTTTCCGCAATACCGTATCCCAGCAATGCAGACGGCTGACCCAGTTGCAGCCCCGGCTGCCACAGGTAGTTGCCCTGAGAATCTTTCAGAGTACGGACTTTGAATAACGTGCTGTTATTCATCATAAACTTAGCACCATTACGGTATGGCTTGCGCAGGGTATAAACCAGCTGCATCACTTCATCAGCGGTCAGCTCGTCCGGTTTTTTCAGCAACAGGTGCTGCAACTTGCCCCAGTCGCGATCTTTATCGACTTTATCATCACTGCCGTAGGCCAGCAGCCCTTTCGGTTTTTTGCTGCCGTCGCCATTGGTGAATGCCGCTTCTTCCTGCTCTGCAAATTCAATTGCCAGCTCACCCGTAATAAACTGCTCAACGTTGAAAAAGGCATCATCCAGCATAGTTTGGGTCGCTGCCGGATTACCGTAAATCTCCCCCCACACCGGTTCAACGGTACCGATTTTTGACGTGTTGGTTTCCGGACGGGCATCCGTTTCACCGACCCAGCCGCTGCCGGTACCCCCTTTATTCACCAGGCGTTTGTAGCTCGGGGTGCCGACAGAAACAACATTACATTCCTGACGCATCACAACCTCATCGCGCAGCGCGGAAATAATGTTGCGATCCAGCTCTTCCGGTACCGCATAACCGCCGTCAGGATCTGTGCCGGTCTGCATGGCTTTCTGTTCCAGTTCAGCCAGGCCATCATCCTTACCCTTGCGGACAAACAGCTCAAATGCGCTTTTGTGTTCGGCGACATCTTTGTTTGCCACACCGCCGCCCGGACGCTTCACAGCCGCAAGCTCTGCTTCCAGTGACGATTTCAGCTCATCCAGCTCGGATAATTTTCCGTTCAGGGTGTCCACCGATTCCGCCAGTTTGCCTTTTTCTGATTCGATGGCATCAATACGCTTGTCATTTTTTTTCTGAAACTCTTCAAATGAAGATTTCAGTTCTTTTGCCACTTCGCTTACATCTTTATGATCAACAGCCATAACAGCCCCTTACTGATTAAAATTAATGGATTTAAGTGTTTCCAGTGCATCTTCCTCTGCGTCACGCAGAGAGAGAGCATGGTAGCCGTCGGCCATAAATGCCTTAGCCTGTGTCCGCGACAGTCCGACATCACGCAGGACGCGCTCAATACTTTTTTGTGACGGGATGTCACCACGGGCAAATGCAGATTTAACATCACTGACCCGGGCTTCATCATTGGACGGGAAGGTCACCAGGCTCACTTCCCACAGATCAATTTCTTTCAGGAGAAAAGCACCTTTATTCCGGTCGTACTCCCAGTCTTTCAGGATGTAGCCAATAGAAAGGCCGGATAATGATCCGGCCTTCAGATGCGCATGTGCCCGTTTTGACAGCGGGTCATCCTCGATAAGTAACCGTCCTTTGACATAAAGGCCGGTATCGTCCTCCCGCATTTCGGTATACACACCGACCGGTTCTGAAATCTGGTGCTGCCAGAGCATGGCCGGAAGACTGCCCTTCTCCCGCCATTCATTCAGTGATGCCTGAAAAGCGCCGGGTACGACAATATCGCTGTAGCTGTCCTTCACGCCGAAAACCGATCCGTACCCTTCAAACTCGCCGGTTTCAGTGACCGACTTTATTTTCAGCGGTATGTCCAGCCGCTGCTTAGTCATCATCGACATGCTGCTTTTCCTCTTTTTCCGGGGTGCTTTCCGGCTTTGTGGTCATGTTCATCGGTGTCAGCCAGATATCACCGCCATCACGCGGGTTGAGTTCTTCCAGCTCCCGGCATTCATTGGGTGAATAGATACCCCAGTTAATACCGGTAGCATAAGCGTCAAACCGTGACTTCATATCACCGCGCAACAATGCCCCGGTGTTGAATTTTGCGTAAAAAACGCCCTGTTTTGACGGTTTTACCAGCCCGACATTAATGCGCTGTTCAATGCGGGTGAGGTATGGCACCAGGGAATAGTTGATAAATCCGATCCCGAGGTTTTCAATGTTATTGAACGTTGCCCGGTCGGTGTTCTGGATCATGTGCAGCGGAACACGGAAAATACGGCAGATTTCCTCAAGCTGGAATTTGCGGGTTTCAAGAAACTGCGCATCTTCTGATGTCATGCTGATTTGCTGCCATTTCAGACCCATCTCAAGGATCATGGGTTTGTGCGCATTCGCCAGCCCCTGATGCCGGTTTTCAAAGTCAGTTTTCAGCCGCTCATAGGCATCGTCTTTCAGGTACTGGTCGGTCTGCAGAACGCCACTGGTTACCGCACCGTTCCCGAACAGACGTGAGCCATGCTCCTCCGTTGCCAGCCCCAGACCGACAGCCTGTTTTGCATACGCGATCGGGCTGAGTCCGGTTAATCCGTCCAGGGTGAAAATCCGTACATGCCAGATATCATCCTGTGTCAGCGTATCGCGTTTTCCGTCCGGAAAAGTAACCTGATATTCCGGCTCCCACTTACTGTTCAGTTTTGGTGTAACCGAGGACGGTTCCAGCGGCAGCAGCTCCACTACCTCACCGAGCGCTTTGACTTTATAAGCATAAAAATTGCCGCGCAGACACAGACAGGCGATCAGTAATTCCCAGAATTCCTGCGGTGTCATGTAGTTGTTGGGTTTGGTTGACAGCAGTTTGTTCAGCCGCTCACGTACCGCCCGCCGGTTTCCTCTGTCAAGCTGCTCATACAGAGAACACGGCAGCATGCCGACAGATTCGGCCAGCACACGAACGCAGCTGAATACCGCCGTGAGTTGCATCGCCAGTTGCGGACTGACGCGGCGGCCGGAATAGGTGTCATAGGTCAGACCGATCATTTCGCTGAGCTCTGACGAACTCATACCCGTATCGGATTTTCTGAATAAACCGGGAAAGAACATTATGATCCTCCGTTGTTATTCAGGCTTCCCGCTGATTTTGATACCAGATATGACCAGAGCAGGCATAAGCCGCCAGCAGTGATAAACCCGGCGGCAGGCATCAGCAGCCAGGCACCGAACGCCAGCAGACAGGCACCCGCAATCCCCACCAGCAGGGCGGTAATAGTCAGTAATTTCATTGGATTTCCTCAGAGTGAGCGTAAGCCCCTGGAAGATAAAACATCGGACAGACTTTGTTCCTGTTCCCCGCCGTTCACCATCTGGCGTGATTTGGCCGTAAACAGCGCAACCGGTCCGTCAATTTTGTTTTCCGGTGTCGATTTGTTCGGGAAAATGTTGTCGTTTTTGTCCGGTTTTACGGTCACGTTCGACATCATCCAGGACATCATCGGGTTGTGGTCATGGTGAAATTTGCCGGAATAGACATCGGCCTGTACTGTTTTCATGGATTCAGACATGTTTTTTACCGTCTGCGCCACTTCCACCAGCGGAATCCCCTCTTCCGCCAGGCGGCGTGAGAACTGCACCGCGCTCCACGGGTCAAACCCGAGTTCACGCAGATCATCGCCTTCGCACCATGCCAGAATGTCGGCTTTGATGATGTCATGATCAATAACTTCGCCGTCCGTCAGTTCAAGATGTCCGGCGGCCGCCCATTTCCGGTACAGCTCCGCAATATGGTTCGGTGCGGTTTCTATCCGGTCTTCCGGCAGCCAGAATTTGCACTTAACATGCACCTGTCCGCGCGGATCTTCATAAACTTTAATTGCCGCGGCCACGTCGATTTTATTTGCCAGGTCAACACCGACCCACACAGGGTAGTTCTTCAGTTCATCATCCGGCGCGTTTTCAGGGCAGTTGTCCCATTTTCCTGAGTCCATCCAAATCGACTCCGCGTTAACCCACATATTGAGGTGTTTGGTCAGAAAGTTAGGCCGGGCGGCAATCTGCTCTTTTGCTTTTTTCGCCAGGCGGCGCATATCATCAAAGCGTTTACAGACACCCAGCCCCGGATTAGCCTTTATCCAGACAGACTCATCGAACGGTTCATCATCTTTATCCAGCGTGTAAATGGCCGCGAAAAAAGTGTCATCCTCCACTACGCCCCGCAGTACCTTGATGGCGTAATCCCGCAGTTCGTAGCAGATGCCTTCGCGGTTAAATCCCGCTGTGGTGATCGCAAACAGCAGGGATTGCAGGCGGGCACCGGTCCCGGTTTCCAGCACATCCCACACATCACGGGTTTTGTGGGCATGAAGTTCGTCCACAATGCCGCAGTGAATATTCAGGCCGTCGAGGTTGTTTGCATCACTGGAAAGCGGCTCGAACTTGGATGCGGATCGCTCCTGGTAAATCGCCAGTTTATTAAATTCAAACAGGCGACCAAGTGAGCTTTTCGCCTTTTTGATCATGTTTTTCGCATCTTCAAACACGATGCGGGCCTGGTCACGGGTTGTGGCCGCAGAGTAAACCTCGGCGCCACCCTCACCGTCAGCACCGGTCATATACAGACCGATACCGGATGAAAGGGTGGATTTGGCGTTTTTACGTGCAACTTCGTTATAGGCTGTCCGGAAACGGCGAACCAGTACCGGATCGCCGTCATCGTCGTACTGAGCCTCACCGCTGAGTTCATCAACCAGCGGGATCACGAAACCAAAGATATTAATCAGAATAAAGGTATGCCACGGCATCAGCTCTATCGGCTTACCTGCCAGTGCCCCTTTGACGTGCGGAACAAACTGGTAAAAATCCAGAATATGCTGGGCGCGTTCTTCAATGAAAAAGATGTCGCGCTCAGGGCCACGCTCTAAATCATCAAGAAACCGCTGACACGCCAGGTGTATCAGCTCGCCCGTAACTATTTCTCCGGCAACCACCTGCTCGGCGTACCGGATCCCATCTGCTACGGTTGCCATTCATCATTTGCGCTTTTTCATAAATGCCTCGAAAGGGTCTTCTTCGGCTGGTGTGTTAATCGTTACCTTCGAGCGGGACGCGGGCGTCATGCCGAATTCACCCAGCATTGCCCGGATACGTTTCCAGGCATCGGCTTTCATTGCCGCCACCGGGTGTGCTTTTATCAGTGTGCCGCCTTCGCTTTTCGTGGTGTAGGTATAGCCCTGTTCGTCCAGGGTATCGCAGTGCTGCCGGTATTCGGTGTATGCCTCTATCAGCAACTCCAGCGCTTTGGCATCCATCGAACTCATCACGCCCATGGCATCGAGTTCTTCCCCGATCCGCTTAAACCAGTATTTCCCCTGCCTGGTAAAATGCTTCGGAGTTGTGGGTACCCCTGACGGCGGTTTCGGTTCTTTTTTATTGAGCGGGCGTTTTGATGGGTTACCCCTGACCAAACGCAGGTGTGACGGGGTTTTCGATGGTCCCGACATAATCGTTTTCTCCTATTGATTCCCATCCGGGGATCCCGGAAAAAAGTTTTCTAACCTGCGGCGATCTGAAAAGAGGTAAGGCGGCGGTCCTCTGGCCGCTGGGCGGCAGAGATTTGCCCCCCCCCTCCCCTGCTTTATTCAAGGTGAATATCCGGAGCATCATCAACCACAGACGGATGCCAGAGAAAACTAACAGATATAGATGAATGCGGTGGCGCTGTTGTTTCTATCTTTATGTCGGTCTGGTGGGATAACATCTCACCATCAACACTGAGGCAATACCCAGCAAACCTTCCGCCTTTAAACATTCTGGATAGCTTAACCTGCTTCTCTTTCATCGTGTTCTCTCCGTTGCGGTCTTCCGGTAGTGACAGGGCCAGCACAGGCTCTGCAGATTGCTTTCCGCATCGGTTCCCCCGTGAGCCTTGGGTGTGATGTGGTCGACTGTCTTCGCCTCGGTTGCCCGTCCTTCGCGCAGGCACTGCTGGCACAGATGTTTATCCCTGCTCAGCACCCCAGTACGCAGACGGTCCCACTTCGTTCCGTATCCGCGTTCGTGTCGGCTCTTGCCCTGCTGGTGGTTCTCCCACCCAGTATTACGGTGCTCTTCGCAGTATCCGCTGCGGTCGGTGGTTGTCTTGGCGCAGCCACGTTTGCGGCAGGCGCGGGGTATGCGTGGTGGCATCATATCCTCCGATTATAAAGCCGACTCATTGTGAACAGGCTTTATGATTGGTTTATGCCGTCTCTCCGGCTGTCACGCCCTACTGCTCCGGCAGCTGACGTTGCTGCCTACCTCGGTAGTAGCTGACCGTGGATTCGTTGTTTTTGATTCTCCCCGCGCACTCACCGCACAAGGTGGACGGGTCATAGTTCACACAAGGAGACAGCGACAACGCCGCGCATAAAAAAGCCCACTCAGTGAGCAGGCTTTGTGATGGGTTATTGTTGTTCTGCCGGGGACAGCTCACCTTCCTCAAACCAGCCATCAGTCCCACGTCCATCCGCCGCCAGATAATGAATGAGATACTGATTCGGGCCGTTATGATATTCAGCACGGGCTTTCACATGACCTTCTTCGCCGCTGATGGTGACCTGCACAACCTGACCTAATTCATGTTTAAACATAGCTTTTCCTCTGGTAATAAAATGCCCCGCTATTTAGCGAGGCTCTATTGATTCGCCCGCAAAATTGCCTGTATATTGAGCATCGTAGTTAGAGTAAATATTCTTTGTCGATTGCTTATTTGCCCTGTTCTTACAGGGCATTTTTTATTTGTTCCGCATATTGAAATTACGGAATTATCGGGGATATACTCAACACGAAAATCACAATAAACATTTCCTGAGTCTTTTATATGTGCCCCTCGTCATGGGGGCTTTTTTTACTTCACCCTCTCCGCTTCTATCTCCCGTATTGCCCGCTTATCGTGATTACAGTCTGCTATCGACTTCATTGCATCGGCCAACAACAGGATTGCGCCGCCTTGTCGAGTGCGGCGCGGTGTCTGATGGCAACGGCTGAAAGCGTGATAGTATTTATCGTCCGCTGTGCTGACAGCTGTCCGGACAACGTTGTGTTATTCACCTTCAGTTGCTGGTTATCCCGGTAGGTGTCATATACCCACCAGGCGGCAGCAATAAACAGTGCGGCAATTACCTCCTCTTTCCAGTTCATGGCGCTTCACACTCATAATGGATCACGCCGTCCAGTGGGTTACCCAGTAGCGGACTACAGTGATGCGGGAGTGAATACAGATAACAACCCGCCAACAGAGCAGTAGTCAGCAGGATGATAGCAATGATGATCAGTGTTAAAGGGTTCCGTGGCATACGATCTCCTCTATCTCCCGGCGGGTCATCAGCCCTTTCCACGGCTTGCCGCCTGCGAAAATCCAGCGTTTCATTTCGCCACAGGCTCCGGCTCTGTCACCAGCATTCAGTTTTCTGAGCAGGGTTGACCGGGAGAAAGCACCGACACCCGTATTGTATACAAACGAGTAGATCGCCCCTCTGGTATAGACAGGAATATCAACACGGATAAGCCGGTCTACCCCTTTCGCCACGATAGCCAGGTCTTTTTCCAGCAGCGCATCACATTCTGCCTGCGTGTAAATCTTATCCCGCTGAATATCCGACCCTGTATGCCCTGCACACACAGTCCATACTCCGGCGACATCCTGATAAGGTTTATACCTCATGCCTTCGAAAGCCGGGGTCAGAACCAGCGCAACGGCAATAGCGCCACCGCTGACAGCAGCCATTGCTTTTTTAACCAGACCGTTATTCATCCTGTGGTTCCTCTTTGCAACGGCGTTTGTACTCGCGGTGCCTGAAATACAGGTTGGTCAGAAAGGTCAGGAACGCGAACAGTAAGCTGCCCAGTACGCCGATTGCCGCCCACTGCTCCGGAGAGAAACCGTCCAGCAGCTGCTTCATCCAGTACAGGGCTCCGGCCCCGGACGTGCCGTATGAAATGCCGGTTGTGATTTTGTCCATTCGCATATCCACCCCCTGCGGAGTGTTCCGTATGTTGAGTGATAGGGTAATGCCGCAACCGGGTTATATGTTTTAAACGGGTTAAAGTGTGGTGGCTGCGGCATTGTTCTGGTAATCCCACCAGCGGCGGGAAAGCAATAAGAAGAGCACTGTGTCCGAATACGGATTAGGTAATGAGCCTGTCGTATTCCAATGCTCTTATTGTTGCTAATGGTAAAAAGCCGCACACAGCTCTTGTGTTAAGTGATAACGAGGTGATTGATACTGTGGCGGCGTATATGAAAAAGGCCGCACAGAGCAGCCACCAGAATTAAAAAAATATTATTTAACCTTGCCTACCTCAAGTTACCCGCTATAGTTGTAATTGAGCGTTTTCTTTTACAATAAATAAACAAACCTAAGAAACCTTTTGCCGGTCTATATTGACCGGCTTTTTTTGCCCGAAAAATAATGGCTGATATAGTTCAGCCGGACTGCTCTGCGCTAACAAAGCGATTGCTACTGATATTCAGTTGTTCGGAATAACCGAACATGTGAACTATCCGGAAATTCCGGATAGTTGAAATTTAAGCTATGCCATGCTAGAACGTGATAACTTAACTTAAACTAAATGGAGTTTGTTATGAGTGTGGCCAAAATTTCTTTTATTATTTCTATGGTCAGTCTGTTACTTATGATTGTTACTTTTGGGATTGACCCAATAATTATATCAGGAGTTGCAGGGCTGCCGGGAGAGCATGTTTTTATTTTCTTCGCGGTGTTCGTTATTTCGTTACTAATAAGCATTTTATCCATCATAATGACTTCCATTTCAGACAGAATGAACAAAAGCTCCTAATAAGGATTGACAATTTTTAATCTACCTGATTGCGATGATTAAAATACACAAAGCACGTCGAATCCTTCAAACTCATCAAGCATAAATACCTCGTCAACGGAACAATATCAATGAATTACCACACCATCCCACCGGTAATTACTCCGGCAGGTGGCGTGGTCTTCAAGTCCCATAAGGGTACACCGAGATCCCCAAGTGTATCGCAAACCAGATTTCTCCGTTCTGTGTAGGGACTATGAGGGGCACTATTGCAAGGTTGTGGAGGCATACGCTGAGAGTGTATGCGTTCAGGTTCCCCATGGCGTGTGTGCTTCTATCCTAATAAGTGCAGTAACCCATGCGAGTTAGCCGATCAGCCTCGGCATTCTCCACAATGGTTAAGGTGCCTTCTCCATGCAGTGCAAGGGTGATTTTACTCACCAAAAGACACCTTACCATTGCAGATATGAAAAAGCCCCGCCGAAGCGAGGCTTACACTACCATCAGCATTCCCTTTAACCTGCATAATTCGTGGTGGTGGGTGCGCTGTTATTGTAATTATAGTCCTGATATTTTAAAAGGATATTATACGTATTTTAGCAATAAAAACCCCGCTAGTATGAGTCTCGTTTGCTCGATAATTTTTCTTAGGTGATCAATAATACCTTACATTTGATCGTGAAGAATAAAGCCGGAGAGAAGAATATGTATAAGAATATCCTGGTGCCTATTGATACCTCTAATAAAGCACTGGTTAACCATGTCATCCCCCATATTGAATCTCTTTCAAAGTTTGATGACCCGCACATTCACTTCTTAGTGGTTATACCAAGCTATAAAATGTTTATCGGCCTTTCATATGGCATAGAGAAAGAAATACTTACAGAAGATAATCAACGATTGAAGTTGGCAGAAGCTGACCTTAAAAATGAAGTTTCTAAATTTAATCTCCCGGAAGATCGGGTTCATTATCATGCAATTCTTGAAGCACCAATAGATGGTATCCTGACTACAGCAGAAAAAATACACGCTGACTTAATAATCATCAGCTCAAGATCACCAAATATTTCAACTAAATATCTTCTTGGCTCAACTGCATCAGCTGTAGTCCGCTATGCAGAGACATCCGTCCTGGTTGTCCGCTAATTAGTTAAAGGGGAGAAATCCCCTCTTTGAATTTCAGGCATAAAACCCCCCCGCGATTGCGAGGTTTATAATTTGTTTAGTGCGGATATGTATAGAATTCCCACTATTGGGAGATAGTAAGGCACTTTCGGACAAAATGCAAGTGTGGACAACATTACCTCATTTATCTGACAGGAATGGTATATTACATATGTTTATTATTCGATTTTGGGGCATATATGAATCTGATAAGAAAAATATGGCATTTTTTCGGCCTGTATCAATCACATAAAGTACGACTGTTACATTGTGCAGTCCTGATTTTCGTTGTGGCGCAAATCATTATCAGTAACTGGATGAAAGGCACAAAATCCTCCGTTATACCTCCGGTGGATTGGACTTATTTCTTCACATGGGCTCATGTCACTATTGGTTTTTGCTTATTTTTCATTACATTAATCTTAATTATTGTATGCTTCTATGAAAGGGGAATGCGGTATTTTTATCCCTATCTTTGGGGGGATGTTGTCCCATTGAAAAATGATATAAAACAACTGATGAAGCTAAAGCTACCAGACAGCACTCCAAAAGGGCTTGCAGCCGTAGTTCAGGGATTGGGGCTTGGCGCGTTATCGATAGTCATTATATCCGGAATGGTTTGGTTTTTTTTGTGGTTACAACATTCACCATCGGCATTAGAGGCCAGAAGCATCCATAAATCATTAACAGTGCTAATAGAAATTTATATCTATGGACATGGTGGATTTGGGCTTATCCATTTTGTTATGTGGTATAAAAAATCAAAAAACAGTCATCAGTAATTTGTCAACCAAACGGGCAGCCTGTCAACAACGCTGCCCGTAATACACTGTCAGTCCAGTATCACGAAGTTATCCGTCCAAACAACGATTCGGTTTGGCTCTCCTCAACATAGCACTTAGCAGTTAAACCATCATAAAAAGACTTCCAGTTTCTGCGCCATGTTCTCTCGTTTAAATTCGGTACCAGATGTTTTATCGCCTGATAAGCCACTGACGACGGCACACGTTTATACCCCCGCCCCGAGCATTTCGGGCAGTCTTTGAATACCGGGGCACCCTGTAATTCGCTCTGCTCTTCGTCATACACCTTCCCCCTGCCTTTGCAGCGGCACCGGTGGGTTAACTGCCCTTTTCCGTTGCAGGTCACGCACAGTTCGCCAACGTGCTCAGTACTAACTACAGGCGCAACAATCACTGTACCTTCCATATTGGTGATACCCGGATGCTTCACCACCTCTTTCCGGCGATAAATCAGCCCTTTTCCGCCGCAGTCCTGACACTGACAGACTGAACCCGCTGAACGGGCGTAATCCTCAAATGCCATTGCGGCCAGAATCTTCATACACTGAGCAACGCGATTGCCGGCCGCTTTGGCCACCAGCTTTGGCACCGTGCGCAGGGCATACTGCGTCAGTGCCTCAACAGTCCTTAATTTATCCTCAATACTGACGTCATTCTTACCAAAGAACGCATGCATGCCGAACGCGGCCCGCTGTGACGCCATGCCCATTGCCGCTGCCGAATCCATGCCTTTCAGTCTGTCCGGGGCTGTTGAGTTTGAGCCGTCACTGAATGTCGGTGACTTCGGATGAAATTGTTTTAATGCGCTTTCGAGTTTCATTACGCAGCCTCCTGGTGTTTTTCCCGGTAAAATGTCAGTTCACGAACTTCACTTCCGTCACGGATCAGGTCATTAAAATCACCTTTATCCGGCCAGCGGACGCTGACCTTCTCCACGTCGTTATTTGCAACGAGGTTACGCTTGGCACAGGCAAACGCGGCAGCATGTCCGGTTGCGCTGCCCCAGTCTGCATCAGCAAAAACAATCAGGTGAGTCACCCCTTTCGGCGCAGTGAACTTATCCATAAATCCGGCATTAATCGTTGCCCAGGTATTTACCCCGTAAACCTGTTTACAGGACAGCGCTGTTTCTATTCCCTCAGCCACTCCCAGCGTGGATGCGACCGGAAACATTCGGATCGCCACTGATTCGGCATAATCCAGATAGTTATCTTCCTGCAGCTTTGTCATGCGCTTTACCACGTTGATATCGGCCTTCCGGTTGCCGTCCAGATACGTGCGGTGCAGATAACACAGCTGACCTTTTGAGTCAGTAGCCAGCGCCCACATTGCCTGATAGTTGATAACCGCCATGCCTTTACGGGTCGGCTGTCTCTCGCAAAACCGGATATGTTCTGCCGGTAACGTAAATATGCCCCGGTTTTGCAGGTAGCCCGCCGCTGAGGTGTCTTTCAGATCCGGCATCTGAGCATAGCAACTGATAAATTTTTCACGGTCTGAGCGGGTATTGCTGCTGACCGGCTTCGGAGCCTCTTTTTCCCGGCTATTTCCGAGCAGCTGATCAATCTCATCCGCCAGCTGCTTAAAACTCTTACCCTGCGTTTTTTCCAGCAACTGAAATCCGGTCCCAGAACTGCAGGTGCAGATATATGTCCCCCGTCCGTCCTGATCGTCTATGCGGAATTTGCCCTTTTTCTCGCATATCGGGCATTTTCCTTTAAAGTGCCGTTTCCCGGTGATCGGCGGCAGCCCGTAATGTGCAAAAATCTTTTCCCACTGCCCCTTTGCTGCTTCAGCTGTATTCACAATAATTCTCCCTGCTGTGCGTTTTTATTCAGTTGCTGTTTTAAATCTGCGATTCTCTGCGGCATCAGTGCTTCGGTTTTCTGTTTACGCTTAACCCACTGGATACGTTTGTGTGTGATGAAATTGGATACCTCCGGGGTTATTTCCTGCGGTGTGGCATGCAGGCTGCGCGGCCATTCACCGAACTTATCTCTGAAAGTATTTGAGACCCACCCGTCACTGACCGGCTTTCCTTCGGTGGCGCGGATGTTCTGGTAATATTTGAGCTGAGAGTAAAAACTCTGTTTGTCTTTTTTGGTGTAAACCTTTTCGGATTTACCCATTTTTTTGATGTTACGGGAGGTATCAACATCAACGTCTTCACCGGCCAGCGGTTTAAAGCCGCATTTCGGGCAGACGTAAACACCGGCAGGCTTCATGTAGTGACAGGATGTGCATTCCTTCGGTTTTTTCTCCCGCTTTTCCTGGTCACGGACAGACGATGACTCTTCCAGACCGTCACTTTTACCCGGCAATTCGTCATATTCGATATCATCAGGAAACCCCAGACGGTGTACGGATCCGGAGTGATCGAAAATAAGGCATTTATCTTTGCCTTGTGCTTTACGCAGTCCGCGGCCGAGACACTGCACCCAGCGGATCTCCGATTTCGTCGGACGGGCGTAAATAATGCACCGGACATCACTGTCAAACCCGGCAACCAGTGTGCCGACGTTCACAATGATTTTTGTTCCGCCCTGCTCAAAGCGGTGGATGATAAGCTGGCGCTCTTCATGCGGGGTATCTGCGGTAATAATCTCAGCATTCACACCCGCCCGGTTAAACGCTACCGTGACGAAGTTTGCATGGCTGACGGTCACACAGAAACAGATAGTCGGCAGGTTCTGACCGTTGGCCAGCCAGTTATCGACCACATCACCGACCAGATCCGCACCCGACATAATTTCAGCAATGTCAGCTTCTTTGTAATCGCTGCCATACTCTGCACTGCTGGTGGATTTAACCGCAGAAAGATCCGGCTTTGTCGGGGCGTAAAACTCATACGGACTCAGATCCCCGCGTTCGATCAGTTCTTTCATCGTGGTGGGTTTGATCAGTCTTTCGTAATACGTCCCCAGGAACGGAGAAAACGGTGTGCCGGACAGGCCAATCACCTTAAATTCATTATCGCGGATAACTTCCAGCAGTTTTTTACGACGCAGATGGGCCTCATCGATAAACAGCAGATCGATGTTGTCCGGGAATTCACGGCGGATCAGCGTATCGGCTGACGCAATCTGGATCAGCCGTGTAGGGTCATAGTTAGGATGGTCACGCCAGACAAAACCGATATCCTCCATCGGAATCCCGTAATCGATAAACCGTGCTGCGGTCTGTTCAATCAGGATCGTGTACGGCACAACAAACATCACCCGCATATCACGGCTGTTGCAACCGTGCGTGATGAATGCAGCCAGCGCTGTTTTACCGCTGCCGGTCGGACTGCTGATCATGAACGTGCGGTGTGATTTCCACTCGCTGCGCAATAACCGCAGTGCTCTTTCCTGTGCAAAATTTGGTGTGATAGTTAACATGCCATTACCTCAATTTTATCGACCAGGTAGCACTGCCAAGGAGAGGGGTATTTTTAATAAACGGACGTCTATACGTCTGATGCCATTTTTAACCCCTACAGAGATCTATCTTTAAGATCTGAGTCCTTCCCTTGGCAGTGCCTTCCCCTACACCCCTTTCAAAGATCACCCCCCTTACCCCCCTAGAAAGTTTTCCCCTCTTCCCCAAACCGGAAAACCATCTGGACGGCTAAACGTCTTAACTTCCACACCTCCTGATAATTCTTATCCCGCAACTTTCTGTGGGTCTGCGGTGTAACCCTGCATGGCTCTGTTAAACTTCCTGACGTATTCCCTGAGCCGTTTATTCGCTTCCCTGCGTGCTGCGTTGTCTTTCCTGTACGGAACAGGCTCTGCTTCCCACCGTTCCTGATACACCGCTGAGTAAGCCACGAGCGCCCTGTTTCTGGCTCCCGGAGATAACTGCAACAGCATTTCCTGAATCCATTTGCCGTCATCAGGAAAATAGCTGTCAGGCATCAGTGTGTTTTGGTTCGGATGCATGGTTCAGTGACTCGTGTGTGTAGGGAATTTCAGGATCGTAATGACACAGAATCGCCACATCTTCAGGTACACCACGCCATTTCCACTTACCCACACCTTGACTGCTGCGTGGTTTACCTTTGAGTGGATATGCCATCCCGATCGCGGCGTTCGTTTTGTAAATACCCTTCAGGGTTTCGTATAAGCTCATATCAACAAATCTCTTGAAAGTTTTATTTCGGTCAATCATAGTAAAAAGTAACCTAGGTTTCAATTAAATTTGATATATTAGTTTCGGGTGAAGAAAATAAGGTGGAAAAATGAGCACTTTTGGGGAGCGACTTCTACAGAGACGCACAGAAATGAAAATGTCCCAAGACGACCTGGCGAAAAAAACAGGAGTCTCACGGGTAACAATAAGCAAAATAGAATTAGGCGAATCGCAGGATACCCGTTCAGCTAATCTATTTAAAATTTCAGAGGCGCTTGGATGCTCGCCTGAATGGCTTCTTACCGGAAAAAATGGAGAAAGCAAAGATACCGCGAAACTTGACAGTAATGTGTCAGACCCTAAACCTTATCGCCCGTCTCCTAAATACCCAGTATTGAGTTGGGTGCAAGCTGGTGCATGGAATGAGGCCTGTGAAGCCTACACACTAAATGAAATTGATGAGTGGTATGAGTCTGAGATTGGTATCCAGGGCGCGGCTTTTTGGTTAAAAGTCGAGGGTGATTCAATGACAGCCCCCATCGGACCAAGTATACCCGATGGGTCACTTGTACTCGTAGACACCGGGCGTGAACCAGTGAATGGCAGTCTGGTTATAGCTAAATTAACAGACTCAAACGAAGCCACCTTTAAGAAATTAATCATTGATGGTAGCAGTCATTTTTTGAAAGGATTAAATCCAGCATGGCCTTTGATGGCCGTCAATGGCAACTGTAAAATCATTGGTGTTGTTGTGCAGATGATGATGCGTTTTGTGTAAAAATAATATTGCAAAGGAAAGCCGGCAAGCGTCGGCTTTTTTATGCCCGAAACTTTTCTTTCATTTTTCTATTGACAGTAAAAATCACTAATTGTAACCTAGGTTTCGAAATGAGTCGTCAGGAGGAAATCTAGTGAACAAATTAAACAACCGCGATACAGAAATTTTGCGCTTAAGCAGACAGACTTCGACATTGCTGTTCTGTGTACTTGAGTCCTCTTCCGAAGAAGATATCCAATCCTTAATTGAAATGGCTTTGGAAAAAAATGAGGCCATTAAATTTATATTAAATAAAAATAGCTCTAAACCATGTCCGGAATGTAATGATAACAAAAGTGATATTCAGCCTACAGAAACAACATACGGTTGCTTCCCACAGCGCTTAAAACACGCCATGAAAGCGGCAGGATTGACACAGAAAGAACTGGCAGAACGCGCTGGGGTATCGCAAAGCGTGATCAGTCGGCTTATCACCGGTAAAGATAAAACCGGAACCCGGTCAGGCGTGTTGTCTCATGCGCTGGGGGTAAGTTTTGGCTGGCTGCATTACGGAACCGGCGAAATGTACCCTACTAATTTTTCCGCCGATAACCGTGAGGTTTAAAAAATGCCGACTATACATTGTATGTCAAATAGCGATGTGTCAGAAGTGGATATCCGTACAGCAGTTGGTGCATCCATGTTCACTTATATCTTCGTAAACCGCGATAACTGGAATAAGCGCCGACATATTGAATCCAAAAACGATATCAACGCACAAAATATCGTTGGTTCTGACTATATCTTTGCGGCTCGTTTCCGCTGGGCGGTGTGACATGGCACATGAAATTAAATTAGAGACGGCGGCCAATAAAGCAGCTCAATTAAACGCCTTATTGTTCACGATTAGCGGGGAATTCACAGGTAACCCGATAACCGACAACCTCATTGAACTGGCTCATGAGTTATCTGGCAGCGTCGCCTGCTGGCTGATTGAAGAAAACGCACAGAGAAAGGAGTCGTGACATGTCACAGAAAGCAATTCCCGACCATGCGCAGCTCATAGATGTATTAACCAGAGTTAAGGCATTTGCAGCGGCTGCGCAATACCTGACCCGCGATAAAGAAGAACGCCGGTTATCACTGGAATTACTTTGCCAGGCTGAAGCTGAAATTGATGAGGCTTTGGAGAAAGAAAATGGCTAAATACCCCTTATTAGTTGGCGAATTATCTAATTTCGAAACAGTTGTAGAAATTAATGAAGAATTACAAGCTCTTCTTATTCCTTTATTAACGGCTGTTGAAAATGAAGCACAAACAGATACCCATTTAATGCTTCGTACTTTACAACGCCTGGTGTTTTCTCAAATAAAATCACTGGATGAGCTTGGTGAAATTTTAAAGTAAGGGTTTCATTATGCAAAGACGCAATAACGAAAGATATATAAATTACAACGAAAAAACAATCAATGAAGTTAACGAAACGCCAAAAGCAAAATACATTCTTGAGTTTGAACGGACAAGAAACCCAAGATGGACATGTAATTTATATAAATTAGCATCTAATAATTATGAATTGGTTGATTCATTTTCTGATTACAGCAAAATTTCAGGTCAAAGCAAGGTTATATTCAGCCTTCGCCCTGAGCTTGGTTATCGTGCATATGTCTTTTTTAACTTTGGAAAACAATCATGACTAATAAATTTGAAGCAATCGAAAAAGCATCAAAGGGTGAAATCACTATTGAGATGCGCCCTGTGTATGTTGTATCAGGTGCCAATCATGCTTACCTCAGCCAGGGCGGCGCGCTGAATAAGTTGGCCTACATTATCGCTGAAAAGCAGTTCCGTGACGAAGGTAAGCCAACCAATTTCCCGGACGAAGAAACAGCGCTTGAAGAGGGCACACCGGCTCACAAAACAGGAGAAATAACACCTGAATACCTTGAACGGAAGAACGAAGTGCTAAATGAATTAAAAGAGGCACTGCGCCGTGAAAATGAAATTGTAAAATTGAAAGCCGAGTATCACAGAGCGAATAAAAAATTAGTTTCTGCACAGGAAAAGGCGTCTGTCGCAAAATGGAAACTACAGTCAGCCGCTAAAAATAAATAACAAAACATTTAATTAACCTTTAATTACAGCGCCTGCGCTGGGGATAACTGCATCTATTTATAAGGAATATAACAATGAAAGAACAATATGAAATAAAAATTACAGTAACTTATGACGGTGACGACGTTAATCTCTCTGCCGAATCAAAGCATGTTACACCTGCACAACCATCAATATTTTTTATGGCGTTAACTAAGTTTTTAAATCAGCAAATACGTGCAGGGCTGAAAGATAAGCTTGCATTGGCTGATGATATTGCTGACCTGATTGTTGGTATCTCTGAGCATGTAGGCACAGGTGATTAATCATGGAAAATAATAACATTTTATCAAACAGAAGAAAGTCATTCGCTGATGCTTTCTTTCATCATCTGAAAAAGAAAGGTAAGTCAGCATCGTTTAAACGCTCTGTAGATGGTGTGAAATATCAGATTGATTTAGATGCTGAGGTACTGACACAAGCGCTGATATCGCTTTATGAAAACAAAGTATGCAAAGACGCAGGGTATACAGAACAACAGATAATTAACTCATACGCAAATTACTACAACAAAAACGGAAATATCACACCAGATGGTGAAATGTTTATCAGTTTAATCACAGAGTTAATTGCTGAAAACATGCACAGAAAGGAACTTAAGAATGAGCCTGTTTAATGAACTGATGATATCCGGCAGCAGATTAGAAAAGCGGAAGTTATATCGCCGTGCAGCAGAGCAATATAACAAAGCATTTCATTTAGCTACGCCCGGTAACGGTGCCGTATTAAGTAAGCAGGAAAAAACAAGCAAACAGGCAATGGAACGCTGCCTGATTAAATCAAAAATTAAAATCGCAGAGGGTTTGTGATGAAAAATAAATTAACCACGATTGATGCAACCGCCCTGCCAGTAATTGAATGGAAAGGTGCCCGTGTTGTAACAACCGAAACACTGGCTGCCGGGTATGGATCAGATGTCAAAAGCATCCAGATGAATCTGGCAAACCATAAAGCCCGCTTTATTGAAGGTGAGCACTATTTCAAACTCGAAGGTGACGAATTACGCCAGCTTAAGAACTGCCCCAATAGTATTGGGTCAGTTAATAAACACGCCAGAAACTTGATTTTATGGACTGAAAAAGGCGCGGCCCGTATGTCAAAAATCGTTGATAGCGACGAAGCCTGGTCATTCTTTGAAAAAATGGAAGATGCCTACTTCCGCCCGGCACCGACAGAAGTCAGCCGCAAACAGTTAGCCCTTATGGTAATTGAAGCTGAAGACCGCGCAGAGGCTTTTTCAATCGAAAATAAACAGCTTAATGCCACCGTTGAAAGCCTCGAAAAACGCTTCCGCAAAGGCATGACAATTACTTCATTTTGCAAATCGCTGAACGGCGTCAACGTCAGTAAGGTGATGTCGTGGGCCGGTGAACGCAACTGGGTGTTTAATTCCCGGCGTGACCAGAGCAAAAGCCCTAAATGGCGCGTTGCCTCATATGCGCGGGATAAATACCTGACGGAAGAAGAAACCCAGATCACCCCGCACGGTATGGATGAGTTTACCAAATTCACACCGGTGTTACTGGAAAAAGGCTGTCAGCGGTTGTTTCAGCTTTATATGAAAGGTGAATTACCGATGAAAAAGACATGGAACGGCGAATACAGCCACGATAAAGCCATTTATACCATGGAGGGTAAATAATGATTACTCACACCGCAATGACGCACGGCATCACTGACGAAACCAGAAATTTAATCGGGTATCCGGAGGCTATTAATTCACTTGATTCCGGTGAATATGACGACAATTTGAAAGACGGCTTTTCACTGATGTATGCAGTGTTCAGAGGGTGGCAGGAAAAATACCACTCACCGACCGATGGCCAGCGCGTCACGATGTGGCGCTGGATTGTTGCAGCCTGCTTTATCTCTGAGATGCAGCAGAAAAACGGCACAGTGGAAGTAGAAAACCATCTGGGTGGTACAGATACCGCGGCTGTCTATGCAAATGAAACATCCGCCATGTCTGTTTACCCCGGCCCGCTGCGTCTTGCGCTGGCCGTTAACATTGAACAACTGACAAAGGAAAAATACGGGGAAGAAGCCGGCCGTATGCTGGCACTGAACATATATATGGATTTTGTTGACACCCCAAAAGGTCGTGGTGTTTGCCTTTCTGATCGTGGGCGGGAGGGGTTAACCATTCTGCATAACGACTATTTGAATGAACTAAACACCAACGGCATTCCGCCGGTTCCGACACTGCACTGACAGGGAGATCGATATGTTATTTAAATCAAATATGCTGTGGGTTGCTTTAACCATGACCGCCGAGGTCAACCCTAAACGTCCGCAGCTGAAAGATACAATACACATTACTTCATGGCATGTGGAGTCAACGAACGGTGCCGCCTGCGTCCGCATGGAACACGGCATACCGGTTAATGAAGATATCGATACAACGGTGCGTTTCTTTGACGACATCCCTGATGCGGCTGAATTCAGTGAACTGCGGTTCGATGGTGAGCATCGCGTAATCCACTATGACGAAAATAAAACTGAAATTGCCTGTAACCGTATTGAGCTGGTCGATTGTCGTTACCCTGATATCGACAAAGCCATTCCCGTGGCAACAACCGACAAGCTGCCATGTGTCGGGCCCGAGCATCTGGCTCTCCCGTACATCCTTTTCGGTGACTACGCGATTGTAATCAGGCTCCACCCGTCCGGAGAAGAAACGGCGGTGCGTGTGGAATTTGATGCCTATGTTAATGAGGAGTTCGGCAATCCGTTATTGCTGATTATGCCACGCTATCCGAATTCATTTGAGATTGCGGAAGCAGCAGCACTGACCAGACGCACGGAGGCATTACAGTGAAAATCGAATTTATCTCAAACGGCAGCATAGCCAAGGTGGTGATCCGTTCCTTCATCACCGAACACCGGAAACTGAACCGCCTGGTTGACGCTGCCCTACTCCGTACTCCGGTTCTGCAATCAACCGCTGGCCTGTTGTTCCGTGTGACGACACTCTACGGCAAGCAGAACCATGTCCGCCGGGCACATAAGATTATCTGCCGGGAGGTGTCACGATGAGCCGGCAGGAAGAAGATTACGAAATCAGTGTGTACGACGATCCGCTGATAAAGGCTATCCACCATGTGGATGACGGACGGGATTATACACAGCAGCTTATTCACGATATGCGGCAAAACTATTACATCAGTGCGGGGATATACCTTCCCCGCCCACCAGCACCACAGGTCGTTGCGCCGAAGTTAACCCCGACAATGACGGGTAAAAAACGGAATAAGAAAGTCAGGAAGGTGAGCCATGAACAAACAATTTGAAGCCACGATCCGCCGCATGTACGGCAGCCGGTACAGCTTAGAGCGGGATATGGAAGGCAATTACGCCCGTGAAATTGTTCGCCGTATGTTTGAAGTCTGGCGTGCTGCCAAGGGGATCAAATGATGAAAGCAACTGATCTGCACCTGGTGCAAATTATCACGGCCGCCGGTCATGACCCATCTGATATTACAGATGCTGTCTGGGCTGCCGGTTACCGGAAAACAGACTTTACCACTGAGCAGGTTATCGAAATGGCGGTTAATCAGACCGCCGATACGGTGCTGAACGGCTTTCCTGCTGACACATTGCCTAAAACGCTGGATGACCTCAGTCAGTACCATCTGAATGGGATTATCTTTGAAGCAAAGTGGGAAGGTACGCCTGCAGCAGTGGCAAATGCGGTATTGGTGAACGGGTATAAAAAGGAGTGCGAAAAATGAGCGATTACTGGAGTACGGCGGAGGTTGCCGCTTTTCTGAAAGTAACGGATAAAACCATCATTCGGTGGGCGGGATCGGGAAAACAGAAAAAAGACGGTTTCCCGAAACCCAAATATACGACGAAGCAACATCAATTTGATCCGGAAGAGATCATAGCGTGGCGTTCTGGTAAACGATTTTATTAA